GTGGATATACTAATGACTGAATATGACGCTATGGTAAAGAGACAGCCTAAGGATAAGTTAGATATGTCGGTGGCGTATGAACATACGGCATCTCAGACTATTATGTTTCAACCTAGTAAGTCCACTAATGCGTATTTTTCTGCAATGATGTCCGAGGTAAATGATTGTATGGATGATACGCTTGTGGAGCATGTGATTGTTAATCTACGCAGAGATAAACAATATGCTGAGCAAGTGTGGAATGCAGCTAAACAGCGGTGGAGAGGTAAAGTGCAGGCTCGAATCATAGATGTCGATATAGGGCAATGCGATAAGAGTCAGGGTGAGTTCAATTTACGATTATACCTATATATGCTATGGCAGTACGGTATGCCCGATGAGGTATATGGGTACTTCCAAAGTTTATTAGGTAGGAAAAAGGCAACGGCCTGGGACATGCATATGGTTAATGAGTTCATTTGGCAAGTTGTCTCGGGACTTTTTTACACTATTGACGTGAATTCACGTATAGTGGCTATGGCGGCAGTGCGGTGCCTCCATTTAAAACCCGAGGATATTGGTTGCATGCTAGTTAGTGGCGATGACGTATTGTTGGCGTCATTGGCAGAAAAGGATCTGGAGGAAGCTTCCCAAACCTATGCTTCACTGTTTAACTTTGAAGTAAAGGTGTTTGAAACAGATGAGCCGTACTGGTGTGGGAGATATATAGTATGCATAGATGAATATGATTTTTTTGTGAAGGATCCGGAAAGGATATATTCAATGCTGGCGAGATATCAACAGGAGAGTTATAATGTTGATGAGGCATATGAATCCTTTGTTGATGATACAGTGAATTATCAATGGCAAGAATGTGTAGAGGCCGTAGCAAAGGCGGCACAAAAGAGAAATAAACGTAGGATTAGTGCCATGGGTATGGCACAGGGGATCGCTACTGTAAGGACGAGTAGGGAATTATTCGGTGCTAGAATGGACAGAAAACGGGAAATAAGTATGTAAGGAAAGGAACGAAAGTAAAGTCTTTCTAATGGTGACCATTAGAAACTTCTAGATAAGGTTTTCATATCGGGGATATTTTCCCTTTCTAGGAGAAAGAAAAAAAAAAAAAAAAAC